TTTCCTCCCCAAGAACGCTCAAGAATATGCCGAAGTACAAAAAATCATCAAAACATTCAAAAAGTACATGCATCCGGTGGTGGGTGGCGAAAAATTCATTATGCAATATCCTGCCGAGTTCAGTATCGCCTATTACTACAAAGGAACGACGAACAACGAACTCTTCAAAATGACGAACTGCGCCCTTACCACCTGTAAAGTCGAATATGGTGGCACAGACTTCACGACGTTCAAACGCATCCCCGGAGGTCCGACCGAAATTTCCATGCAACTCGCCTTTGTCGAAACCGAATTGTTGACTCGCGACCACATCGAGGCCGGATACTAATGACTGGATATTTTGCCAAGTTCCCGCTTTACTATACCCAGACGCCTGACGGGAAAAATGTCATCATCAAGGACTTCTTTCGTCGGGTAGACGTGTCTGACATTTTCGGGAACGTCGCGGTCGGATTAGTTCCTTATCTCGTCCAAGTCGGAGAACGCCCCGAAGACGTGTCCAATAAGTTCTATGGATCGCCCTTATATCATTGGGCCGTTCTACTGGTGAACAATATGGTCGATACCTATGAAGAATGGCCGCTGGACGATATTGCACTGAACAACAAGATCGCTGACGTATACACCTCTCCCTATGATATCCACCATTACGTCGATACCTCAAACGGCTATACTATTGATTATAACGCCGAGAACGCGAACTGTCAACCCGTCCTGAACGTCGAATATGAAATCGCTATTAACGACGCCAAGAGACAAATTCGGGTGCTTGATCCGCAATATCTGTCACAGTTTGTATCGAACTTTAATGATTTGATTGGGGAATAATGGCTGACGGTACACAGACGCCTATTGACAAAGAAGTTATTAATGAAGCGGGCGATGTTATTACCGAAGCCATCTTCATTACGACCTATAGCGGACAGAAATTCGACCTCAGCGCCTATGCCTTGAGCACGACACTCTACGAAGACATGTTTTCCAACGTTCTTTCGGGATTTTGCGTGGTTATGGATTCGGGCGATTTGGTGAACATGGTGCCCTTTCAGGGGACGGAATACATTACGTTCTCGTTTCGCACCCCGTCGTTCACCGAACGCATTGCCAAGATGTTTCAAATAACAAGCGTCTCGGAAAGATCGTTTTCGGCCACAGACCGCGAACAGACGTATACGATTCACTTTACGTCGGTTGAATCTGTGCTGGATAACGTACAGTCGTTGAGTAAGAAGTTTTCCGGAACAACAGATGCGGTCATCGCAAAAATATGGAAGGATCACATGACCATGCCGCGTTTTGGGTATACGACTGCCCCGACGCCTGTGATTATGGGGAGTAATCAACCTCATGCGTCATCGGTGGCCTTTGTGTCTCCGTCGTGGTCACCCTTCAAGTGCATTAACTGGGTCTGTAATAGGTCGTTTCAGAATGCCAGCGATGCTCCGGGCTACGTGTGGTTTGAGAGCAATAAAGCATTCTACTTCCGCAACGTCGAAGAACTCATTTCGACCCAAGACAATAATAATCAAATTTTTGCGCGGTATGGATACTTTCCGGTCGCTCCTGTTGTAGAGTTGCCGAAAAGCAAAGGCGTCCCGTATACGAAGCCGAACTTGCCAAAACAGTATAGCCTCGCCGCCAACATGAAGTCGTTTACCATGTTTGATATTATGCGTGGCCAAGATCAGGGATTCTATGCCTCAAAGCTGATCGCCCACGATATCAATCTCATGACATATCAGGAATCCTTTTTTGACTACTATGCCCCGTACGCCAAGGAAGTCACGCCAAATAAAAGTACCCAAGCGTTTCCGGATGCCGTGTTTCGCAATCCCGAGTCCGTACAAACGGTGCGTACGAAGAACTACAAACTCCACAACGATTCTGCTGATGAGAATTATGCGAAGTGGGTTCTTCAACGCAATAGTTTATTGTATGAATTGAGTAATGTGAAAATTGAAATTTCAGTTCCCGGTCGTACGGATATTGAAGTCGGAAAAATGATTGATCTCCTATATCCTCGCGCTATTGATAAACTCGCGTCAGCCTCTTCGGATGTGAATCTTGATCCGTTCATGAGTGCATCATATCTTTTGACCGCAGTGAAGCACACATTTGCTCTGAATAAACACACGATGTGGCTCGAATGCACGAGAATTATCTAACATGATTTCTACTGCCAATGCAGGACTAACCTTATATACTGGAACCGTGGAGGATCGCAAAGACCCTCTTCAACTTGGGCGTTGTCGTGTTCGTGTCGTGGGACCGCATACGAAAGATACCACCGTTCTCCCCACTGCCGATCTTCCATGGGCCGTTCCGGTATCTGGTATTAATTCGGCGTCATTATCTGGTATCGGGGATGCACCCGTAGGTCCTGTCGAAGGAACGTGGGTCATTATATTTTTCATTGATGGGGATGAATGTCAACAGCCCTGTATGATCGGCACTCTTAACGGCATTCCCCAGTCGGCTTACTTCAACTCCCTCAAACCGACAGATGGCTTCCGCGATCCCAGTAAGCATTATCCTCTAGCAACCTTGATGGACGAGCCAACCACAAATCGTCTTGCGCGTGGTATTTCAGAAGGAACGATTGTTGATCTCAAAAATGCATCACTGGAAACTGATATTGACGTAGCGGACGGCACCACATGGGATCAACCAGCTAGCACATTCAACGCTAGTTATCCATATAATCATGTCTATCAATCCGAATCAGGGCATACCGTTGAAAAGGATGATACTCCTAATTTCGAGCGTACACATGAATATCATCGCGCTGGTACGTTTACCGAAATCGATAGCAACGGCACTGTGGTTCGACGTATCGTGGGCGACAGTTACGAAATATTGGATCGCAATGGATTTATTTACATTAAGGGGGCGGCTAGCCTTACAGTAGAAGGTGATGTTAACATATATGTCAAAAACGACTGCAATCTTCGAGTAGATGGAGATTTGAATACAGAAGTGCATGGGGATTACGAAATCAATGTGGCCGGTAAATTAGACATTACTACTGGAGAAGCCGTTTCAATTAATTCAAAATTAGCGGTTGGTATTTTGGCCCCGGTCTTATATTTCGAAGCCACCACGATTGGCGCTATTAAGGCCCCGACATTTGGACTGGATATTCCGGTAATGCCGCAGATGGGGCTAACGATCAATCCATTCCTTCCACCTATTTACGCACCAGCGGCAAAGATAACAACCAATCTCCCATTTATAGCTGATCCGGTTGAACTGCTATCTCCTACCGAACCCACTTTGTCTCAACTTGGATTTACGCTTTCGGCGGTACAACAGGCATCGTTTGCAGCGGAGAAGGCACAAGCATTTGCTCAGGCCAACGATCCGTTCGCCCCGACCGATGGACAACAGGCCGCTCTGGAATACGGGAATTTGAAAACGGATGAACTGAATACAAATCAGCAAGTGTCGGCTCCGTCAAAGATGATAACGAATACAGATACCAGTTGTGCGGCAGGACTAAGAGTCGTCGCCGCCGCCATGAAGGACCTTGGTGTATTAGAGACGGGTTCCGCTCCGGGCCTGAACACTGGCGGCGTCGTCGGAGGAGGGTCTGTGCCGCTTGGAATTTCCGGTCGCATTGATCGAATGTTGGCGGGTTGCGGTCTTGATAATTTAGCGCAGGTAGCGAGAACTGGATCAGGATTTAATTGGTGCGCTGCGGCGGTTCATGACTGGTGGGTTGCGGCAGGACTTCCAGTTCCTTCTGGAGCGGCAAGTTGCAAGAATTGGGAAGCGTGGGCAAAGACAAACGGATACTTTAGTCAGACTCCAAAAATCGGTAGCGCAATTCTCTATGGTCCGTCTGGTGCGACCCACCACATGGGTATCGTGAGTGCTATTGCGATTGACGGAAGCATTCAGTCCATAGAGGGAAATACCACGGGAGCCGGATTTACGACGAATGGAGTGTGTGTGGCAGTGAAAACGCCGAGAACGTATTTAGGATTCATCATACCGCCGCCTTGCATATAGAGGAATAGTACAATGCCTTCCATTACTTCTACTAAAACAATTCAAGCCACCGCTAGTATGGCGGCGGCTTCCGCAAATGTCGTCGCCGCTAAAGAGGCCCAAGCTAAAGCACTCGCCGCTCTTGCTGTTGCAAACACCACTAAAGCGGCTCAAGCCGAAGCCGCAAAAGCTCTTGCAGTCGCTAATGCCGCATATAAAACCGCCAATACCCTTCGTCATGCATACGCCAAAGCAGTTTCTTTGATTATCTTTACCCCAGATATCGGGGCAGGAATAATTTCTCTGGCCGAGAAGGTGTTGAGTGTTGCCATACCACCAGCAGGATCGGCTATTACTGCTCTTAGCAATGCCGCCAATGTAGTAAATCAAGCAAAATCATCTGTAACAAATGCAAAAATTGCCGCCGCCAATGCTACTAAAATCGCCGCGAGTGCTGAAGCAAATGCAATTAAAGCAGCACAGTCTGCCACGACACCCGTTATCAAAATAATCGGATAAGCCCATAAATACCGTTATGACACTTCTTACAGTAAACCGTTTATATTCGGATATAGATTTTAACTTCATGACTCATCCCCAAACGGGCGATCTCGTGAAAGTTTTGGATATAAATTCTGTAAAGCAATCCGTAAAATTGTTGGTACTCACAATGTTTGGAGAAAGACTTTTCCAGAATGATGTTGGTAGCCCAATATTCGGCCTTTTATTCGAACCTCTGGATATGATAACATCAGAACTCATAAAAACTTCTATCCTTCAGGTTTTAGACAATAACGAACCTAGAATTATTGTTAATGAATTAGTGGTGACGCCAAACTATGATCAAAATTCATACGCTATTGCTCTTTATTTCACTATCGTAAATATTCCACTTCCGATAAATTTTAGTTTTTCTCTAGCCCGTCTTCGATAATATGTCAGCACCCTCAGAATTGGTTGTCACCGAATTAGATTTTGACACGATCAAGGCCGCGCTCATTACCTTCATGCAGAGCCAGACGGAATTTGCCGACTATAATTTCGAAGGCGCGGCGCTCAACGTCTTAATCGACCTTCTTGCATATAATTCCCATTATAGCTCTGTACTCTCAAACTTGATTGCGAACGAACAGTTCATCGATACCGCCATCA